TAAGCTGCTGTTTTCAGCAAACAACATTCCTAGAATCAAAGATAAGTCCGGGGCAGTAGTCAATAGATTGGTGATTATTCCATTCAATGCTAGATTCTCGCCTGATGATCCTGACTATGATCCTTATATCAAGTATAAATTGAGGAAAGACGATTCAATAGAGTACCTGATTCAGATTGGATTGACAGGGTTGAAGCGTGTTCTTCACAACAGACGGTTTACTACCTCAATTAAGGTAGAAAAAGAGATTCAGGAATATGAGGAGAATAACAACCCGATTCTTTTGTTCTTCAAAGAAGAGCCAAAGATTGAAAACGAGCCAACAAATAAGGTGTACATGAAGTATAACGAGTTTTGCTTGGCAAATAGCTTTACTCCTATGAGCAACATAGAGTTTAGCAAACAGGTGAAAAAGCGATTTGATTTTGACATCGTCAATAAGACGCTCAAAGGCAAAAAATATCGCATTTTTGTAAAAAAGGAGGAATGATGTGGGCAGTTACAGCAATTAGCGTATTTGGAAGTATTCTGAACGCGCGGAAATCAAACAAATGCTTTTATGTATGGATTGTCGCGAATGCGTTTTGGTTGATCTATGACATTTATACGAGCCTATATAGCAGGGCAGCGCTTGACATAGTGCAAACAATCATTTGTATAAGCGGAATAATCCATTGGCGAAAGGAGGAAATCAATGAAAATTATACTTGAAGGATGTGACGGCACCGGTAAAACCACGTTGGCAAAGATCTTGGCCGACAGATATGGGCTGGATGTTTGCCACTGTACGCAGGACGATCCTGGCGACTATGAATTTTACCGCCAGACGTTACGAAAGGAGAATGTGATTTGGGACCGCCATACGCTCGGCGAACTGATTTACCCAAAGGTGTTCGGGCGTAAACAGAAGATTGGAACAGAAGACGCGAGACTTCTCATGCACCATGCGAAAGAGGGAGGCGTTAAAGTGTTCGTTCTTACCGCTGATAGGAGCTCAATCTATCAGAGATTGGATGCAAGAGGCAACGAGGATGGTTCGGTGTATGAGAATGTATCATATATCGATAAGCAGTTCAGATTTTACGCAGAGCAGTATCATTTACCGATCATTGATACATCGAAGATGACGTTGCAGCAGATTTTTAATTTGATTGAAGAAAAGGAGACAGCATAATGGCAAAGCAGATTTACAACAAGACGCAGTTAACGCCTCAGCAGGAATTTGAGAGGCATATCTATCATAGAGACCAGTTCGCTCACTATCTCAGATGGTCGCACATTTTGAAGGTAGCGAAGATTGGCCAGACGATCCTTGATTTCGGATGCGGTACTGGTGAGATGCTCGAGGTATTCTACCGCAACAGATTCAGGCCAAAACAGTATTTGGGTCTGGACATCAGAAAGCAGACCATCGACGAGAACAATGAGAAATTCGGCAAGCTCGATTTTGCTGAGTTCCGTCAGGCCGATCTCTGTCAGGATGAGCTTGATCTCGGCCAGACGTTCGACATCATTACGTGCTTCGAGGTGATGGAACACATCGGCCATGAGAATGCTGATGCATTCCTGGACAATATCGCTTATCACTGCGGTGAGAATACGAGGGTATACCTCAGCACGCCAAACTATGACCCGAAGGTTGGAGCTGCTCAGAACCATATGCTGAAGCACGCCGATGGCACCGAAGAGGTTGGTGAGTGGGATCATTTCGAGCTGCAGGATAAACTTTCCGAATATTTCGACATCGAAGCCAAATACGGCACATTTGCGTCGATGAAAGACTATAAGAAGGACCTGACGGGCTGGCGCAAAGAAATGTTCGAGGCGCTCAAAGATTATTATGACGTAAATCTCATCGCAAATATCATGGCACCGCTCGTTCCTGCAGAACAGGCGAGAAATTGCTTGTGGGTGCTTAAGGTAAAGGAGGACTAATATCATGGGAAGGATAGCAAAAAGCATTGATGAGATTTATTGCACGATTGCGAAAGATTTATTGCATGCCCCTGAAGTAGGAGACACGAGAGAGCTTGTCGATGTCAAGTTTGTCCTTACCGATATTACCAAGAACATTGTAAGTGTGAGGGAGATTTCTCCCTCATACCTCTGCGGTGAACTGCTCTGGTATTTCAGTGGGATGAATAGCATGGAGTTTATTTCGAGGTTTAGCAAGTTTTGGACGCATATCTCTGATGACGGAGAGACATCCAACAGTGCATATGGACATTTGATACAAAAGGCATTCGGGTTTGATCAGGTAGAAATGGTGATCAATCTACTCAAAGAAGATCCCAACAGCCGACGGGCCGTCATCAATATCAACACACCTCACCCTGACGTAATGAGCACCAAAGACGAACCTTGCACGATTGCATTACAGTTTAGAATCCGCAAGGGTAATCTTGATTGCACCGCGATGATGAGGTCCAATGATATTTGGTTTGGTACCCCTTACGACGTTGCATTTTTCACGGAACTGCAAAAGTACATTGCGCAGCAATTAGGCGTCGGCTATGGGTGGTACACTCATTTTGCAACCAGCTTGCATATGTACAAGAGAGACCAGGAAAAGCTCGAGGATGTTCTAGAACGCGCAGAGAGCCATCCGATGAGCATTGATGTAAAAACACTCAACGATTGGAAGAAAACCCTCGTATACGCGTTGGAAGAGCACAGAGATATGGATCAGAAAAAGTTGATCGTGGATTTGTTCAAGCGGTTCAACATTTTGGAGATGGAAGATGAGCTTGTCAGTGAATCCGAAAATCTGGAAGCAAGGAGGTAGGTAGAAAGAATGGCGATATGTCCTTGCAAAGATTGTGTGCCTCCTCAGAGGACGGCAACTTGTCACGGGACATGCGAAAAGTATGTGGTGTGGCGACAGGAACATGACAAGCTGAAAGCGAACGAAAGAAAAGCAAAATCGCATATCTCATATGTCAAAGGCGCATGTGAAAAGATGAAGAAAAGGAGATGGTCAAAATGCCGGAAACAGTAAACGTTGACACAATCAAGTTGGTTGATTGTATTGAGAACTATCAGAGAAAAGGAAAAGCTGTCATTTTGAATGATGGAAAAGTTGTTGGATTTGTGAAAGAAAGTGAGGATAAGAAATGAAGGTAAAGGTTATCGATTTTGGATATGAGACACTGCCTTTCAGAGCGCACGATAACGACGCAGGGGCAGACGTGCATGTGTGTTTTCACGATAAAAGCATATGCACGATAGCACCGCATGAGACGGTAAAAGTTCCTTTGGGGTTGGGGTTGTGCCTGCCTGATGGATATGCTGCTTTTGTATTTCCTAGGAGCGGTCTGAGTAGTAAAGGTATCGTGTGTGAGTTACCGCCTATCGATTCGGGCTACCGTGGAGAAATTCACGCAATCGTACATAATGGAAGTGACGAGGATTTCGTCATTCAGAATGGTGCCCGCATCGGGCAGCTCGTAATTCTTCCGATTGTAGTTGCTGATTTCGTCACTGAGACAGGTCCCGAGAGAGGCGATGGCGCCTTTGGTAGCACTGGAAAGTAGTGGTGGTTGGTACAACTATGGTGGAAGTCAAGATAAAGTCAAGATAAGATTAAAAAAGTCAAGATAAGATCAAAAAAGTCAAGATGAATTGGAACATGTGAGCGAGCTACTCATATGATTGAGCGATTTCATATGAGTGAGCTACTCATATGTTTTTATTCTACAGCTGTAAAGTCAAGATAAAAGTCAAGATAAAGTCAAGATGAATTCGATGATCTTGACTAGCATCAAAGTATGACGGTTGACATGTTTCTTGAGCAAAAAGTCAAGAAGTCAAGATACCTTGTTACTTTTTAGAAATGGGGTCAAAATCATCAGCGATTTTTGATGTTTTTTGAGAATATATAAAAAATATATATATTATCTTGACTTCTTGACTTTTATAGCAAACCAAAGGAAGGAGATGCAAATGCAAGACCACGAGTTGAAGCAGATCATAAATGACACCGTCAATGCGACGGTGCTGAAACTTAAGATGGCAGGCCTCATGCGAGACGATCGAAAGACCGCATATCAGAAGACTGAAGAACTTTTGAGGAATTATAATGCATTCGTTGAATCGGACCAGCCATACACGCAAAAGCTTGTGAAGAAGATCAATGCAGCACTAGAAAGTATCAAGGATGATTTGTATTATGACGTGATTCCGATGACGTATTTTGAAGGATGTACCAGAGAAGCAGTAGCAGAGTACTTTGACACAACTGTGACGACGATAAGCCGAAATAAAAACAGGCTTGTGAATAAACTCAAAGTCAGATTGTGCTCTGATGATGTGATATACGAATTATTCCTTTGATTATAATAATTGAAGTAAGCTCCTAGAACGCGATTCTAGGAGCTTTTTTAGTTTAGCTTAATAAATTATCATTCGATGAATGAAAGTGTCCTAGAACGCGCAGAAACAGGTTCTAGACGTGTTTCTACCTATTATATAGGCGTGCATTTGAATGTGCGTGGAGATAACGCATCACAACCCATGTCACACGATGTATATGTAACCTTTCTTTGATGGGGATTAGAATGAACTCATCAAGCGAACGAACGGAGGTAAACACGATGAAGAGAAAGTTATGTAGCCGAAAACTGTGGATGAGCATTGCAAGTTTCGTTTCGATGATCGCCGTCTATTTTGGAGCGGCTGACAGTGAAGCTCAGCAGATTGCTGCATTGATCATGGCAGGCGCTTCAGTGATCGGATATGTCGTAGGCGAAGGTTTAGCCGACAGTTCGCCATCTTATGAGCTTACCGAGCTTAAGAGCGCGACAGACGAAAATGAGGAATAAGCATGCTCGATTGGAATACGGTATTTGTTGCTTTGTTCGGGTTTGCCGGAACATGTGTCGGTTCATGGGGCGGATTAAAGCTTATGAGCTACAGAATAGAGCAGCTCGAGAAAAAAGTTGATAAACACAACAATTTTGCGGAGCGCATCCCTGTAGTTGAAGAAAAATTGAAGGTATGCGAACACCGCATTGCAGATTTGGAGGGCGAGAAAAATGGCGGTTAAAATTGGACACGCATCAATCGATGAACGTGGAAAAGTCTCTGGCGGAAAGGTTGGAGATCAGACCGGCAAAGAGATTTGTGTTCGCGATTGGTATAAGAAACCTTGGAATGTCATGCTGATCTGTACAGATGCAAAGATTGCAGATAAGGCAGCCAATTATATGGAAGCCATCTGCAAAAATGATGCGTATGGGTATGATCAGTCACAGAGGACGACCGGATATGAATCTATCAAGAAGAATGGCATTGCTAAGGGCAAGGGCGAGTTTGATTGCTCAAGTTTAGTAGCAAGTTGTTACAAGCTGGCTGGTTTGGATGTGAATGTGAATTGCACTACGAGCAATTTAAGAAAAGCGTTGCTCGCGACTGGCAAATTTAAGGCATATGAAGATACTGCGCATGTAAATACGTCAGCATATGCAAAAAGAGGAGCCATTTATCTGTCTGAAGGTCATCATGTGGTCATGGCACTCACCGAGGGATCAAAAAGCAAGCCAAAAGTCGATAGCAAGGCCGATAGCAAGGCTGACGACAAGAACGGCAGCAAATACAAAGTGACAGCCGGCTTATTGAATGTGCGCTCTGGTCCTAGCGTAAGCCATAAGATTTTGAAGGTGATTAAGAAAGATAAAGTGGTGAAGATCACAAAAATCGATAATGGATGGGGCGAGTATTCAGATGGCTGGATCAATCTGAAGTACGCGAAAAAGGTGTGATTGCATGGCGAAAGGGAAAGGCGGAAGAAAAAGTAAATACTTTACCCACGTTCAGCCTCGACTGCCGGAAATTATGGAAATGTGCCGAACAATGACAGAGGTTCAAATTGCTGAGACTTTGGGCGTTGGCGCGAGCACGTTTCAGGCCTATAAAACAGAGTTTCCAGAGCTTGCGGAGTGTATTAAAAGGGGAAAACGTACCCTTGTCGCAGAGCTCAGAAGCTCACTCATTAAGAAGGCCAAGGGCTATGAATATACGGAGACAAAGGAGACGACTGAGCGTGTCAAATGGCCACCTGAAATCTATGCAGCTTTGATCGATGCAGGTTTTAGCCCTGAGGACATCGGTCAGGCAAGATTGGTCAAAACGGAGGTTAGCCATAAGAAAGCATCGCCTGATGTTGCAGCGCTCAATCTCGCATTGAAAAATTATGACCGAGAAAATTGGGCGAACGATCCTCAAGCTTTGGAGATCAAGAAAAAAGAGCTTGAGCTTCGCGAACGCCAGATTGAAAACAGCGAATGGTAAAGAAAAACGAACGATAGAAAGGAGAACATTATGGCAGATTCAGGTGCACACGGCAGCCCGGATGATGACTATAATCCGCCTGCGTCCACAGTCTATGGATTTAACAAAAACAAAATCAAGGTAGTAGTCAACTCAAAAGAAGCATCAGATGCGACCAAAGCGCAGATTACTGAGGTATTAAAGTGCGCTAATAATGCGCTTGCTTTGTGCCAGGGTGCAACGGTGACGTTAGCAACCGCGATGAGTTCTATCGTATTGGTTTTCAGTGAGGCTATCACCCCTTCGTATCCCGGATTGACCAGTCAAGTGGATGAACTGAAGGACATGGCCCAAACTCTAAGTCACTCCGCTACAGAATTGACTGACAGAGTAAATGAGCTAGGTCAACAAGTGCGTGACCTCATTGGATAACATATGTATACACTATCTAATTTCTATCGTTCGAAAGAATGGCTCATATTGATGGTGCATATTAAGCATGAGCGCTTAAATGATGAGGGTCTGCTTATATGTGAGCATTGTGGTAAGCCCATTGTGAGGGCATACGATTGTATAGGACATCATATAGAAGAGCTTACTGAGGAGAATGTCAATGATGTGAATGTATCGCTGAATCCTAAGAACGTCATGTTGGTACATCACAGATGTCACAATAAGATCCACCATAAACTATCGTATAGCTTCTACCATAGGGATGTATGGCTGGTATATGGTGCGCCTCTGAGTGGCAAGAGCACATATGTTGATGGTGTGCGTGAGGATGGTGATCTCATTGTCGATATGGACAGCATATGGCAAGCAGTGAGCGGCTGCGATAGATACATCAAGCCTGAGAGATTGAAGAGCATTGTGTTTGGTGTGCGTGACAAATTACTCAACGATATTAAGTATCGTCGTGGTAAATGGCAGAGAGCTTACATCATTGGAGGTTATCCGCTAATAAGCGAACGCGACAGATTGTGTCGTGAACTTGGAGCTCGTGAGGTATTCATTGATGTAAGTATGGATGAATGCTTGATGAGGCTTGATCAGTTGGATGATGGTGATTTGCGAGATAAAAAGCAGTGGAAAAAATTTATCGAAGGTTGGTTCGACAATTACACGGGCCCCCCAGTTTAAGAGAAAAATTTTTCGACGGGGAAC